CTACTTACGCTGATTTTGCGAAGTGCGTGCCGGTTCGATGAACTCAAGGACCTCGGCGGCGCCCGCAAGGTGTTCTGGCATGAACCGCGCGTAAGTCTTGTGCGTGATCGCGATGTTGGAATGCCCAAGGTATTGAGAAACCTCTTCAATTGGGCGACCTGCGGTTAGCATCCGGACGGCGACGGTGTGCCTGATCTGGTGGATGTGGATCTCGCCCAGGCCCGCGCGTTCCAGCGCTGCGGCATAGCCGGTTCGGATGGACTTGATGCGCTTCCCGGCCCACTCAACCACATGGTCGGTCAGGCGGGCAGGGTAGGCCGATTCCAGTGCGGCGCGCGCCATGCGATTCATCGGCACGACAGCCCGCCCTTTCCTGGTGACGCCATCCGGCAGACGCAGGTCGATCACGCCGCGGTCGAAGTCGATCCGTGACCATTCCAGGTCGAGGACGGCGCCGACACGCGCGCCAGTCGTCAGCAGAAGGATCACCGCCAGCCGCACATGGGGAGAGCCGCAGCCATCCAGCAGCGCGCGGATCTGGGCGTCGGTCAGGGGCCTCACGTTGCTATCCGGTTTCGGGGGGAGTTCGATATACGGGGCGCGGTCGATCACGCGGACCTTGGCCGCCCAGCGAAGCGCGGAGCGCAGGTGCCCCAGCTCGGTATGCGCGGACCCGATCTTGCGGCCGGCGGCCAGGCGGTCACGCAGGTAGGTCCGGCAATCCTCGACGGTGATCTGATCGGGGCGCAGCGCGCCGAACGCGGGCAGGATCGCCTTGCCGGTATAGCTCATGGTTTCGGCGGTTTTCTTCGACCCGAGGTGGATGCGGTAGGCTTCCCAGATCTCTGCCACTGTCATGCCGCCGGGTGTGGCGGTCTCTTTCAGGTATCGGTCCCGGCCTTCCGCTTCGGCTTGCGCTCTGGTGCGTGCCGCAAGCTGATAACGTCGCCGTTTTCCGGTCTCCGGGTCGTCCCAGTAGACGCAGAATCCGCCTCGCAGGCGTCCGATGCTGATGTCTGGCATTCGTGTTCCTCTACCGCGGCCAACGGGATTCGGATCATGCGCCCGACTCGAAAGCCGCGCAACTCCCCCCGCTTGACCATCATCCGCACGGTTTCTGCAGAACACTGCCAGCGTTCGGCCAACATGTCTGGTGTGAGAGGGCGTGGCGCGGTCATTTCGTCCTCATCTGTTGTCGGGACTTGGTTTCTAGTTCTGCCATCACGGCCTCGATCAGCTTCTGGACCGCTTGCTTGCAGTCGAAACTGACCCGGCCATTCGCGTAGCTCTTGAGGTCATGAACATGGCCGGCGGCGGTCAGGGACACCGTGGCTCGCTGCGCTCCGGTGATCCGAAAGATCAGCAGCTTCCCGCTTTTGGCCTGCCGTGCAAAACCGGCCACGCAATGCCGCATGGCATATCCTTCCATCCCCAGGTCCTGATCCGAAATCAGGCGCTCGAAATGGAAACCATCGGCCTCGAAACGGTAGGGAACGGCCCACTTGGCCGGGCTATGGCGGGCCGCCGCCTCCCGGCGTCCCGCCGCATCGTGTTCCTTTTTCAAACGGGCCAGCGACCAGCGCGGGTTCACGCGCACCCCCATGTGGCGGCTGTCCTCGTAAATATCGCGCACCCAACGCCAGCCTCCCGCCGTGGCAGGCGCCATCCGGCCCGCATACCATGCCCCATCGGTCCAGTAGCGCCCCCGGCACTCCCGGTTGATCTTGCGCAGGTGGCAGGGCTTGACCTCCACCAGGTCCGCCCAATCCAGCCGGTCCTGCCACCGCCACCAGAGCACCGCCCGCGCGCCATTGGTCGCAAGGGTGGCATGGTGGATTTTTCGCCAGACAGCCCGCCCCAGCTTGGCGCGGATTTTCTCGGGGCGCTGACCCATGACCGCGATAATCGGCCCAAGCTGTGGCAACCCGTCCATTTCGGCCTGCCGGATCGGCCCCGCCATGTAGGACCAGCGGTTGAGCAACGCGTATCGTTCACCCCCTGACACGCCCTTGATCCAGTCCGGTTGCGAAGGCACCGTCCAATCCGGAAACAGGCTGTCAGCGATCTGTGGTTGGATTGTCATGCTGCGGTCTCCTCTGAGAAAAGGCCGGACGGTGGTGCGCACCCCCTCGGGTCGAAGTTCAACCACAGGATTTCCGTGCGCTTGGTGCCCTTGTCGCCGGTGGTCTCGCGGATCGCGCGGTGCCAATCGCGCAGCTCTGCCGCGTAAAGCGGGCATTCGTAGCCGGACAGGACAACCTTGCCGGACAGACCTTTCAGCGCGGCCAGCAGCTCCTGGTGGTCATCGGTCGACATTTCATGCCGGTAGCGGTGATGCGGCTGTCCGTCCTGCGTCTTTTGCGAGCGGGTCTCGTGCGGGTACGGCGGGTCGACGTAGAAGAGGGTATTGCAGGCGTCGTGATCGGTCAGGACGCGCAGCGCAGGCCCGTTCTCGATCACGACGCCCTGCAGTCTGGACACGATGCCGGCGAGCGCATCCGGATAGTTGAGCCAGGGCGCCGCCGGCGGATTGCCAGCCAGCTTGTTCACAGACCGGAATGATGTCGGCCTGCGCTGAATGGCGAGCGCGCCGCCGTAGCCAAAGAAACTGCGGACGATCAACCGCCGGGCGGATTCGATCGGATCTTCGGTCGGCTGATACGCCAGATCGAAGTCCGTGCGGGAAAACGGGGTAAGGGCGACGGCCCGGATCAGGTCATCCGCCTGGTCGGACCTAAGGACAGAGAACAGGTCAAAGACCTCGTTGTCCAAGTCGTTGTAGATTTCGCCGTTGCTGCGAGGCTTGCGCAGGAGGACACTGGCACTGCCTCCGAACGGCTCGACATAGGTCTTGTGCGGTGGAAAGTGCGAAATGATCCAAGGGGCCAAGCGCCATTTTCCGCCGAAGTACCGCAAGAGAGGTCTGCGAAGATCCGTCACGCTGCCACCTCCTGTGCAAGGGCATAGCCACCCCATTGATCGGCGGCGGCGGTCATCATGCCGGGAAAAGACCGGCTGCGGAGGCGGGCGCGCTCGGGGCCGGGAGGCATCCGGTGGACCTTGTTCCAGGCTTTCCATTCGTCTGAGCCGCGTTCCGGCTCGGGCAGGCGGTCGGTCTCGATCAGCTCAGGCAGGCCGCGCAGAAACCAGCCGGTGGATTTGTAGGCGGGTTCGCCGAACCAGAACGGCTGCACCATCTGCGGCGCGGGCAGGTCGTCGGGCATGCGGTCGCGCGCCAGGTCGTTCATTTCCGGGTTCTCGATGGCCACGCGCGGGATCGGCGCGGCCCAGCAGGCGGTGAAGACCTCAACGCCGGTTTCGAACTCGGCCCGCATGTCGGCCCAGCTGCGGCCCTGCGGCAGGCGTTTGGGTGGAGTCCACTTGCCCGCGCCGCTCATCCACCGGCGGCCAGAGCGGCAAAGCCGGGTGCAGGGTGGGTGCATGAGGGCCAGCAGATCCCAGCCCTCGGTCAGGATGCCGTCGCGAATGTCACAGATGCGGTGCCGGTTGCTGCCGTCCTCGGCCGGTTCGATGTCGCAGGACCAGACGTCATGCCCGCGCGCGGCAAAGGCGCGCCGGGCGATGCCGGATGTCTCGCATCCGATGAGGACGCGGAGGGCTGTCATGCGGTCTCGCCTTCAAGGCGGTGCCGCAGCTCCCGCGCGTCGCGGCACTCGCCCGCATCGGTGCTATGGGTTTCGATCGTGCGGCAGGCCTCGATCACGACGGCGCCGTCCTGGGCGGCGATGTCGGCGAGGACGGCGCGAGCGTACCAGAGCGGGTCCGCATCTTCGCGGGTCAGGATGACGTTCATGCGGTCCCCCATTTGACGAAAGCGATGACCACGATCACGGCCCAGAGCCACAGGGCGCCCCAGCCGCCGACAAGCCGCCAGCCATTGGGCAGGTGGCGCCAGTGGGCGGCGAGGATGAAGGTCGCGGCGAGGGCGGCGGGGATGAAGACCGTCAAAAGCCCGGACAGCAGCGCGTCGATGGCCGGATGGATCATGCTGCGCCCCCCGGGCCGTAGATATGGGCCGCGATTTCGCGGGAGCCTGCGCGGGCGTCCAGCGTGGCGATCGCAGCGCGGGTTGCGGGCAGGGCGCGGATGCGGGCGGCGTCGATTTCGTTGACGGGATCGGGCTTTCCCAGCAGGCGCGCGAGCCGTTGCAGGGGGATGGCCGCGCTGCTGCCATCCTCCAGCCGCTGGCGTTCTTTCAGGCGCAGCCAGGCGTCGATGGCAGCGACAGGGTGGACCTCACCCGAGGGTGGCACGATCAGATCGGCGGTGAAATCGCGGGGAATGCGGGTCATGAGCCGGTTTCCTGTTCAGTGGGATTGGAGGGGGCGAGGGCTGCTGCATCGCTGTCCTCGCCGCGCTGATCTGCGGGAACGGGGCACTCGGCGAGGTCGCAGATCGGGCGGACGAAAGCGGAGTAGAAGCGGCTGCACCGCGGGCAATTGGGCATTTGAAATCTCCTGTCGTCAGGCGGCGTTGGGGGTGGTGTTGTCTGCGCTGGCCTCCAGCATGCGGCGGGCGGCGCGGATCCAGTTGGCGGGCAACTCGCCGGGCGTCTCTGCAACGGCAGGCACGCCGAACAGTTGCACTTCGAACAGGACCGGCGCGTAGTCGCGGGCGTCCTCGGGGACACACCAGAGGCCATTGTTGACGCAGAGGTTGCGAAGCTGCAGCAACCGGGCCTCGGGGCTGACCTGGTCCAGCAGCTCGACCGCCGCCGCGATGCGGGTGCGATCGAGCGCTGGCGCTGGCGGAAGGCCCGGCGCGGGTCCGTGAGTGGTGGGCATGGTGGGCCTCCGTCAGGATGTGGTGGGCTTAGGCAGTGACGTGCCGGACAGCGCGCATGACGGCGTCCTCGATGTGAGTGTTCGCAAGAGACAGATCGCGCGAGGCGAAGCGGCCGAGGGTGGGGTCGGTGCCGCCGATCACATGCAGTTCGGTGATGAGGGCGGCGCCCATGTCCTTGATCCGCTGCATCTGAGCCTTCTCGACATCCGAGAGGACGCGGTATTGGTGTCGGACCGTGTTGTTCGCCGTGCGGTCATCGCCGGTGCTGGAAACGAAATCTGACATGTGATGCTCCTTTGACTGGGTCAGTGGTGAAACTGGTCGGTGACGGCGCAGCGCAGGCGGGGGCACCATTGCGCTGTGAAGCCGTTTCGAATCCGAGGAAGGCCCATCGCCCCGCCGTCGAAATCCGCACGCGGGCGCATGTCGCGCAGGTCGAAGCCGCTGGCGCAGAAATGGAACCAGTCAGCGAAGACCGCGGCGGGATCGGGGTGTTCGATCCGAACGGGCAGGCCGCAATAGGCCTGGGCCGGGATCATGGGATCGGTCGGGATGAGCATGGGGCCTCCATTGGTGTGATGGAGGCTAGAATATGGGGAAACTTCCCTAAGTCAATCAAAAATGGGGAAATATCCCTATTTGTGTCGGCGCGGGCCGGTGGGGCGTGTTATGCCACAAGCGGTGGCGCCGCCATGGCGTGCAAAGAAAAGCCCCGCTCGAGGCGGGGTTTCCCAGTGTTTAAGTGACCGTTCGGCGGTTTCGGGATGTGCGCAACACCGGATGTCTGTGTTTAGGATGGGCAGGTCTGGATCGCCGAATGCCTGCTTGCCAAGGGGCACTCTTCCGACTGGGAGAAGGTTGATGATGACGATGGAAAACGGATGGATGCAAATGCTGACTACGAAATTCTTCAATCTTTCCTTGTCTCTACAAGTGGCCCTCCGGCGAGCCAAACTCAGGAGGGTTTGATTCTGGAGGTGTTGGTGGGCACTATGATCGGGACGGTAATTGCCCTTTTTGTCATCGTCCGAGAACTGGTCTGGACCCAGAGGCGGATGGATACGTTGGTCCGAGAGCTCATCACCTTGCGCGACAAGCAGATATCAAAGGCCGCCTCGGCGCCGGGGGCGAGTTCTTCTGATCGCGATAAGCGCCTCGACCAGTGCGGCGGCTCATGATGCGGCGGTTTCGGCGGAAAACTTTTCTCGGTGTATACGGCTTTTAGTGGCCATGCTATCTGCGTCCCTCTGCCTTCGATCTCTTGCAGTCGAACGGTTGACCTCATGTCGTTCCTGATGTGCACGGTTACCGTGCAGCCTTGCTCGCCGGCCCCCACAAAGGTCGTCCATGCCGACGGTGTCTTTGGGGGAGCCGAGCGACGATAGGCAAGAATTGATATGGCGATTGCCGCGACCGAAGTCACAATTGTGGTGGCCTGAACCGCGACCTCCAGCCAAGCTGAAATCACACCTTCCTCACCAGATCCGCTGGCCAGTGCAGGCGCACGCGGGCGGCCCATTTCAGTTTCACGTTCCACATGGTGTTGGCGCCTGGGTTGAGGGAGATCAGGTGGAACAGGCCAGGTTCGTCCCCGGCCTTGACCTGTTTCACCCAGCCCATGCCCTCCGTGTCCTCGACCACGCAGCGGTGGCCGATCACCTCCACCGGCACGCCTTCATGGCTGTTGCGGCTGTAGAACAGCAAATCCCCGGCGCTATAGACCGGCTCCATGCTGTCGCCCTCGACCTCGACCGCTACGATGCCGGAGATGGGCAGGCCCGGCGGCGCCGCGACCTGGGGGCCATCGCCCTTTTCGTAGGCATCAAAGACCGGCACCTGGGCGCCCGCGCCGACCTTGCCCGCGACGGTGATGGTGCTTGGGGAGGGCAGCCCGTCTGCCGCTGACAAAATGTCCTCCACTGTGAGGTCGAGCGCTTCGGCAATGCGGAGGGCGTTCTCAAGTTTCGGCGATGCGGCTTTCTTTCGGTACAGGTCTCGGATGAAGGAAGTGCCGAGCCCGGCGCGCTCTGATAGCGGGGCGTCCTTCAGGCCCCGAGCAGTCATAACTGCCTTCAAGCCAACAAGAAATTTCTCAGAGCGTTCCATAAAGCTAGAATGCGGGGGAAATTTCCCGCGCGCTATCGGGAACTTTCCCGTTGACGAATTAGGGAACTTTCCCCATTTTGCCCGTATGGAACAGCTCATCTCAGAGATCGAGGCATATGCGCGCGCGGTGGGTCGCACGCCGCAGGCGGTGCTGCGCGCGGCTATCGACGCCGGCGGGCGCGAATGGGAGTCGTGGAAGGCGGGCCGGTCCAGCCCGACCATGGCCCGCGTCGACCGGCTGCGCGCGTACATGGCTGACAACCCGCCTCAAGCGGAGAGCGTCGCATGACTCGTCCCTCCGAGTTCCCGCATGCGCCGATGGTGGTTGTCTATGCCAATAGCGCGGCGCCTTCTGCCGAGCGGGGCAATGGCGCCCGCCTGAAAGCGGATCATCTGCGGTACGCGGTGCCTTTGGCTGAACGGCGGGGCGATGTGTCCGGCGTGTCTGTTTCATACCCTCAGCATGGGCAGGAAATCGGGGCGCCGTCATCCGGAGACTTCTCCGGAGAATATTCCGGGTCGCGCGAGTCGATCCTGCGCCAGTTCCGCGATCAGACACCGGCGCGTTGGATGTCCTTTCTGCATGCACATTTCTCCGGCGCGCAGGAGGTTTCGGCCTTCTTCGATGTCGACGAAAAGACCGGGCGCAACTGGTGGAACGGGGTCGGGCGCCCGACCGTGGACAAGGCGCTCTATGCGCAGATGTCCTTTCCGGGCGGGTTCCAGGATCACATGTTGCCCGAGGCCGGGCGGTGGGCTGCGGAATGATGTGGCTGGCCGGATACCCGATCGCGCCGGGCTGCGGAAAGTTTTCCGGAAAGTTCTCCGGAGAATTTTCCCGGATTATGAGTTTTGCTCATATCGCCCTGAAGACGTCGAATCCCTTGGGCGCGCGGGGTCATGTCGCGCCACCTGCCTCCCTGTCAGACTTCGGGGGGGCGCCTGTCCCGCGCCCCCCGCTTTTTCCGGGGGGCGGCATGAGCCAGAACAGATCATCCGCCGTCATGCAGCGGCGATCCGAACCGCACAACAGCCTCGACGATTTCCCGACGCCGCCCTGGGCGACACGGGCGCTCTGCGAGTGGATTGCCGAACGTGCGAAGATCTTCGACGAAAGCCCGTCCTGTTTCGTGGTGCGCGAGCCCGCCGCGAACCGGGGGCACATGGTGCGGCCGCTGATGGAGTATTTCCACGCGGTCGAGGCAAGCGACGTGCATGATTACGGCGTCCATCTGCCGGTGCGGGATTACCTGTTCGGGCCTCTGGATCAAACGGCCTGGACGATCACCAATCCGCCGTTCCGGCTGGCGCAGCAGTTCATCGAGCGGGCGCTGGACACCAGTCATCGCGGCGTGGCGATGCTCGTCCGGACATCCTTCCTGGAAGGGGTGACCCGGCACCGAGAGTTGTTCACCCTGTCACCACCCACGGACATCCTGCAGTTCACCGAGCGGGTCGTGATGCACCGGGGCAAGCTGGTGGCGAAAGGCAGTTCCGCAACCAGCTATTGCTGGCTGGTCTGGGATTTGAGCCGGGGCGGGGAGCATCCGCGCCTTCACTGGATCGCGCCCTGTCGTCGCGGGTTGGAGCGCCCGGGGGATTATCCATGAGCGGGAACCCCATCATCGCCTTCGGGCTGGCCGTAAGCGCGGCCGCCCTGGCGGCGAAATCCGGACGCTTGACCCTGCGCGACAGGGTCAACTTTGCCGCCACCGTCCTTCGGCAGGTTCCCGATGATCCCGAGGCCTGCGCCGCCGTGGCGGATTTCCTCGACACGGTCGAGGATCACCCGATGGCGGCGAGCGCTGCCTTGCAGGCCTTCCTTGAAGGCTGGCTGGACCGGATCAGCCCGCGCGAGGCGGAGGGCGTGATGCAGGGCGAGGATGCCGGGCCGCTCTTCGACTGGCAGGGCCGGAGGGATCTGCAATGATCACCGCCCGCAAGGCCAGCCCCGAGGCAGAGAACGCGCTGCGCGCGATCTGCACCCATCTGTCCATGACCGCGGCGCAGGACGAAAACCTGGCGCTCTGGCTGCAGGAGCTGCAGGCCATTGCCGAGGATTGCGAGCATTGCGCCAAGCCGATGGGCGCCATGCTGGCGAGTGGCGAGGCGCTGTGCCGTGCCAAGGGGCTGGACGCACGGGCGGCGGCGCTGGGGCGGCTGCGCGCCGAGGTGCACCGTTACTACCTGGGCGCCGCGGGACATTGGGTTGAGGCCTGGCGCGCGCGGCAGGCGGGTGGGGAGGTCGTGGAATGACCACCACCACGGATCGCCAGCAGGCCGAAACCGAACGGCGCATGGCCGTCGAGGCCGCGATCGAGGATTGCCGGGCGCGCTCGATCCGCGAGGTTGCGGCGGAGTTGCAGCTTGGTCTTGAGGAAAAGTCGGGCTGGCTGTCCGGTCCCTGTCCGGTCTGCGGCGGGCATGACCGGTTCAACATCAACACGCGGGACGGCGGGTTCTTCTGCCGCAAGGGCTGCGAGGCGCGGGGATCCGGGCCGATCGACCTGGTCATGGTGACCTTGCGGCTGGAGTTCATGGACGCGGTGCGGGAAATGCACGGCGATCTGCCCGAGAAGGTCACGCAGGAAGAGCTGGACCGCCGGCGCGCGCAACGTGCCAAGGCCGAGGAAAAGCGCGCGGCCGAGGCCGAGCGGCACCGCGAAAAGGCGATCGAGGGCGCGCGCGGGATCTGGACCCGGGCCAAGGGGCAGGGGATGCAGCCGGTGCGGGACTACCTGGCCCTGCGGGGCCTCACGCCGGAGCGGTTGCCGGATCTGCCCGGGTGCCTGCGTTACCTGCCGGACCAGGCCTATGTGCTGAAACGGGTCGTCGATGGGCGCCGCGAGCTGGTGACCATGCATCGCGGCCCGGCCATGATCGCCGCGATCCAGGGGCCGGACGGGCGCCTGACCTGTGTGCACCAGACCTGGTTCGACCTGTCCCGGCCGAAGGGCAAGCCCGAGATCCTCTGGCAGGGCGAACGGCAGCGCAACAAGCTGACCCGGGGATCGCAGCGCCGCGCCGCGATCCGCCTGATCACGCCGGATCGCTTTGACACGCTGGTCATGGGTGAGGGCATCGAAACCACGCTGACCGCCGCCGTCGCCTGGCGCGAGGCGCTGGGGCCGGAGGTGGCCTATTGGGCCGGGATCAGCCTGGGCCACATGGCGGGCAAGATGCGCAAGATCCCGGGCAAGCGGTATTCCGGCCTGCCGGACATGGCCTGCGAGGACGGGTTCTATCCGCCGCCCTGGGTGCACCGCCTGATCTTCGTCATGGACGGGGATTCCGACCCCGGCCCGACGCGCGCCAGGCTGGAATGCGGAATCCGCCGGGCCATGCGCCTGAACCCCGGCCTGCGGGGGCAGATCGTCCCGGCGGGCGAGGGTGTCGACCTGAACGATTTGATTGCGCCGTCTTCCCCTGCGGAGACGGCCACCGACCCAAGATAAGCCCGGAAAGAGGCAGTCATGACAGGCATCGAGGAGGTGCGCGCCACTCTGGACGCAGCCGAGGACGTGACCCCGCCCGAGGATTGGGCGGCACCGGAGGATCCGGGCGGTCCCGGTGACATGCCCCCTCCCGGGCCGCCCCATGACATGGGTGGCCCGGATGATCCGCCGCCGCCCGAGGCCGAAGGGGCGCTCTTGCCCCTCAACGACACCGGGAACGGGTTGCGCTTCGCGCTCTACTGCGGGGGTGAGGCGCTCTACGTGCCCCGCGTCGGCTGGCACATCTGGGACAAGAAGCGCTGGAAGCTGGACCCGGACGGGATCGCCGTGCGACGCCATGCCCAGACCATCCACGACCGGATCACGAAAGAGATCCCGCACCTGCAGTTGAAAGAGGCCGAACAGCGCAAGCTGGACCGGCTGGGCGACGTGCGCGCCGAGCTGCGCGACCTTGAACACCCGAACGACCGGATGAGCGAAGAAGACCGGCTGGAACGGCGCGGCAAGCTGCTGGAGGAAAAGGATGCGCTGAACGGTGCGCTCTGGGGCAAGGGCAGCAGCCGCCAGCGGCACCTGACCTTTGCCAAGTCGGCGGGCAATTCGAACGCGATCAAGAACATGATGACCGAGGCGGTCACCAGCCTGCACCGCGACGTCGAGGACCTGGACGCCGATCCGCTGACCGTGAACACCGCAAGTGGGTTGTTGCATTTCACAGTGGTCGACATGCGCGAAGAGGGCGGTGGCAAGCAGGCAGAGCTGGCCGTGCTGCCCCATGCGCGCGAGGTTACGATCCCCGGCCGGAACCGGGCGCAATACATCACCAAGATGATGCCGGCGGAATACGATCCGACGGCCACCTGTCCCCGGTTCGACAAGTTCCTGGCGCGCGTGCAGCCCGATCCGGAAATGCGGGCCTTCCTGCAGCGCTGGTTCGGCCTGTCGATGACGGCCTTGCCGGTGCAGAAGTTCCTCTATTGCTACGGCATGGGCGCCAACGGCAAATCGCTGCTGACCAACCTGATGCGCCGGATGATGGGCGACTATGCCACGATGGTCCGGATCGAGAGCCTGACGGGCAAGAACCGCAAGTCCGGATCGGACGCGACGCCCGACCTGATGCGCCTGATCGGCGCGCGCGCGGCCATCACCAACGAGCCCGAAGAGGGTGAGCGCCTGCAGGAACAGAAGGTCAAGGAAATGACCGGCGGTGACGAAATGCTGGTGCGCAACCTGCATTCCGACTTTGTCGCCTTCACGCCCTATTTCAAGCTGACGTTCACCGGCAACCACAAGCTGGAGATCCGCGGCACCGATGACGGGATCTGGCGCCGGCCGCTGCTGTGCCCCTTCGACGTGCAGATCCCGGAAGGGGAACGGGACGAGAAGCTGGGCGATGCGCTGTTCTCGGAAGAGCGATCGGGGATCCTGAACTGGATGATCGCGGGTCTGCTGGATTACCTCGAAGGCGGTCTGCAGGAGCCAGCGCAGGTGGTCCAGGCGACGGAGGATTACCGCAAGGACAGCGACCCGCTGGGCGACTTCCTGGCGACGGGGTGCGAGATCGACGGCGGCGGTGATTTCCTGCCTGCCCGCGAGCTGGTCGAGGCCTGCTATCTCTACCTGCTGGAGAACACCAGCCACGCATGGCAGCCCGGGAACCTGCAGCGCAAGCTGAAAGAGCGGTCGGGCAAGTACATGCACCCGGCGACGGGCAAGACCTATACCCGGCACAAGAAGAACGGGACCTGGGGCTATTCCGGGATCCGCCTGACCAAGGACATGCGGGCCCGGCTGGACGATGCCCCGCGCGATGCCAAGGGCCTGCCCCTGATCCGCAAGGACAGCGGCGGTTCCGGCGCGGGCGAGGATTGGGGCACATGAGCCTGCCCAAGGATTACTGGCTGCTGGCGCCGACGACGGCCGCGCGCAAGGCCGAGCTGGAGGACATGATCCTGCAGGCCCAGGCGTGTGGCCACATCCCGACATCCGGATTGTCGACCAACGTCGAACGCCGCGCCTGGCTGCAGCAAGCGCGATCGGCGGAGTGGGATCGCCGACAAATGTCCCGAAGGGCCGCGCCGGTGCGCCGGTCCCCCTGCGAGATCCCGGCGCGCGTGGTCAACGCCTGGCTGCGCACTCTGCCGCCTGACACGGGTCAAACGCCATGACCGCGCGGGGTGTGAGCCGCCAGAGCGCCGCCCGCACCCCGCACCCCTGCATCCTCCAATCCGAAAATTCGGGGCAGAAGTCCCGAGTTCTGCCCCGAACGGGGCATGTCTTGGCGCGCAGGCGATCATGGGAAATCCCGCCGGATCAAGGCGTTGATGCCTTCTTGGGGCAGGTGGGGCGCTTGGGGCAGCTTTTTGCGGGTTACACACACGCGCGAGACTGCGGGGGTCCGGGGGTGGTGTTCCTCGTGTGTAGGGTGAAATTTTGCGCCCCATCTGCCCCGCGTGCCCCGCCGTCCCGATTTCACACGTGTTTTCAGCGCCTTGCCGGTTCCGCTTCCTGTGGGAAGTTCTGCCCCGTCTTGGTGCGTTCTGCCCCGGCTGCCCCATACCTGCCTCCCTGAAATCAACATCTTGCTTCAAAGCCAAAAGAAGAGACGAAATATGGAATTGAGGACCGACATGAGCACGAAACCCAAGCTGTCCGACCGGTTGCCGGAGGTTATCTACGTCTCGCCCTTCGGCGTGGCGCGGCTGGATTGGCCCTGGAACGGTGGCGGGCGCGCGCGCCTGGCCGAAGCGGATGCCCGCACCCGGGCGCGGGCCGATGCGGCGGGTTTGCCCGGACGGGTCAGCCCGCATATCGCCGCCGCCCCGGCGCGCGGCCCCTGCATTGCCGAGGTCCCGCGCGAGACGGTGATGACCGCCAGCGGGCCGCGGGACCGCCGCGCCTCGCCGGTCGGGTTCGATCGGCTGCGGGTTGGCGATGCCTTCGACGTGATGGAAGAGCAGGCCCGGCGCGGCTGGCCGCGCGTGGTCGAGGCCGCGCGCAAGGCGCATCCCGACGTGGTGGCCAAGGCCCGCGCGCGGCACGAGGCGCTGGACGCGGCGCGGGTTTCGCGCGGAGAAAAGCCTGTCCGGTTCCGCCCGCCGAAGTTCGTTGAACCCGTGTTCGAGCCGCCCTTCACGCCCGGGCAGGTGGCGGCGGGCCGGGACTATGCGGCCCTGACCGAGCGGGTCGCATCTTCCGGCGTCAAATGTTCTTCGGTCGAGACGGTCGGGGGCAGTGGCGGTGGCCTGTCCGAAGCGGTGGCGCTGGACATGATGCGATTGGCGGCGCTGCATCGGCGGATCGGTGACGGGCTGGCCAAGGATGCGGTGCGCCCGTCGAAAGGCGGGATGCGATCGGCGATCCGGGTTCGGGCGCTGGTGGATCAGGTATGTCTTGGTGGTGCGACGATCTCCCAGGTGCTGGAGGCGCACGGCTGGGGGCGGAACCAGCGGGTGAAGTGCCTTTTGCAGGAGGCTTTGCGCGCCGCATTGGACAGGATGCGGGGGTATGATCTGGTTCGACCGCAAAATGTGGCTTGACACAAAGGCGCGCCGAATCTTACCACTATGTCATCATCACGAAATGCGCCCGGGGCCGAGAGGTCACCGGGCGCTTTGCGTTGGAGGTGGCCGTGGGCAAGCTGCAGGGACGTGGGTTGCCGTCGCGCTTGCAGCGTCCTCGGTCGAGGTTGGGTGGCACGTCTGCGGGACCGGTTGCGACGGGTCCGGTGCGAAACCCTGCTGTGCCTCATCCCTTCGCCGGGCGTCGCGGGTCGGCGAAACGGGATCGGTTCGCGAAAGACCTGGTCGTGGCACAGCGCGGGTTGTGCCGGATGTGCCGGATCGGTTTGGACCCGACTTTGCGGGGACGTTCATCCAGTCGGTCGGCGGTTGTCGATCATCTGCGCCCGTGGCGACTTCGGCCTGACCTGGTCGATGACCCCGCGAACCTGCAACTGATCTGTCGCGGCTGTCATGCCAAATGCGATGCGATCGAGAAAAGGCTTTGGCCGGACGCGGATGCGATCGCGGCGGAGAAGCTGTCAGGGGAGGGGGGTAAAATCCCTCCATCGGCCAATAATCGGAAACCGGCAGCCCCTGCATTCGGAGATTTTTTTCTCGTGGATCTGAAATTTGACCTGCTGGGTGATCCTATCCCGGATGGCCGGGGCGAGCCTGGGCGGACCGGGCATGTCCCGACCGCAGAAAATGCGCGTAAGATCAGGGCCTTGCTGGTGGCTGGCATGAAGAACCAGCAGATCGCCAAGGAAATCGGGATCTCGGTTCCGACGCTTCGGAAGCATTATTTTCAGAATGGGAAGATCAAAGCCCGGCTGGCCCGCGAGATGGCGATCGCGGAAATGCGCGCGCGCAACATCCTGCGGCTCGATGCCCAGGCGGACAAGGGCAACGTCTCGGCGATGCGCGCGCTGGAACCTCTGCTGGAAAAGGCGGAACGCGAGCTGATCGAACGGGACCTGGGAGAGGCGGACAAGCCGCAGGAACAATCCCTGGGCCGCAAGCGTGAGCGTGAAATGGCCGGGTTCGAGGCGGATGACGAACTGGATCGGGAGCTGAGCCAGGAGGCCGGTTCGCGTGTCCACTGACGCGCTACCGCGCTTTGCCTGCCCGGATTGGTGGGAACGGATCAAGCGCGGTGCGCCGCCAATGTGCGAGGTTCCCGTCAACGAAGCGAAGGCCCGGCGCGCCCTGGCATTCTTCGATCGGCTGCGGCTTCCGGATGTGCCGGGGAACCCGCCGCTGCGCGACGCTTGCGGTGACTGGTTTCGCGACATCGTCGTAGCCTTCCTGGCCAGCGAGGATCCGGCCACGAAAGAAAGGCTGGTCTGGGAGCTGCTGTGCATGGTTCCCAAGAAATCGTCGAAGACGACTTACACGGCGGCCCTGAAGCTGACCGCGCTCTACATGTGCGAGGTGCCAAACGGTCAGATGCTGCTGATCGGTCCGTCGCAGAATATCTCTACGCGGCTTTTCGACCAGGCCCAGGGGATGATCCGGCTGGATGAGCGGTTGCAGAAAATCTTTCGCATCCAGGACCACCTGAAGACGGTGACCCGGTACAAGACGGGCACGGCGATCGAGGTCAAGACCTTCGACACCAGCATCGTCACGGGTGAGATCCCATTGATGACGACGATCGACGAGGTGCACGAGCTGGGGAAAAAGAACGGCGCCTTGCAGGTCATGCAACAGATCAGGGGCGGGGGGATTACCCAGACCGGTGGTCAATTGCTGATGATCACCACGCAGTCGGACAAGGAACCGGCCGGGATCTGGAAAGCGGAAGTCCAGAAGGCCCGGGCCATCCGGGACGGGCGGGCCGGGCCCCGCCCGATCATGTTGCCGGTGCTCTATGAGTTTCCCGAGCGCTTGCAGAAGGTCGAGACATTCTGGCGCGACCGGAAGAACTGGCCCTTGGTCCTGCCGAACCTGGGCCGGTCGATCAGCCAGCAGAGGCTCGAAGACGACTATGCCAACAACGGGTCGGTTTCGCCGGAGGCGGAACAGATCTGGATGAGCCAGCACCTGAACATCGAAATCGGGCTGGGGCTGCACTCGGAACGCTGGGTCGGGGCCGATTACTGGGAAGGCGCCGCACAGTCCGGGCTGACGCTCGACAAGATCCTTGCCTCGTCCGAAGTGGTGGTCATCGGCGTGGACGGTGGCGGTCTCGATGACCTCCTAGGCGTGGCGGTGCTGGGCCGCCACGCCGAGAGCAAGTGCTGGCAACACTGGGGCAAGGCCTGGGCGGATCGCGGTGTTCTCGAACTGCGCAAGGAGATCGCGCCCGAGCTGCAGGACCTGGAGAAACAGAAGCAGTTGACACTCGTCGACAACCTGGAAGACGAGGCGATCCCCGAGATCGTGGATGTCTGCAAGCGGGTCCGGGACGCGGGCCTGTTTCCCGATGAGGACGGGATCGGCATGGATCCGGAGGGGGTCGGGTCGATCATCGACGCGCTAATCGAAGCCGAGTTCGAGATCGAGGACATCCGGTCGATCAGCCAGGGCTACAAGCTGAACGCCGCGATCAAGGGCGCGCCGGTCAAGCTGAAGAACGGATCGCTGGTGCATTGCGGCCAGCAGTTGATGCGTTGGTGCGTGGGCAACGCCAAGGTCGAGACGCGCGGAAACGCGGTCATCGTGACCAAGGCCAAGTCGGGATCGGCCAAGATCGACCCGCTGATGGCGCTCTTTGACGCCGTCATGCTGATGAACTGGAACCCGGTCGCGGCCGGTTCCAAGGACTTCGAATACACGGGGATGTGAGTTTGGGACTGATGGACCTTTTCCGCGGGCGCCCTGCGCCGGCGGCCTCGATGCGCGCGGAACCGCCAGTCAGCGCCTCGCAGAACGTGCAGAGCGGAACCCAGTGGCAGAACGGGTTCGTCACCGGTGGCGCGCCCTCGCGGGCGGGCGTGGCCGTGTCGGAACGGACGGCCCTGTCGATCCCGGCCACGCTGCAGGCGCTGCGGATCCTGACCGGTGTCTTTGCGATGACGCCGCTGCACTACTATCGCCGGGGTGAGGGCGGGCGAGAAGCAGCGGACCAGCGCGCAGAGGCGCAACTGTTCCGCACGGCCCCCAACAGCCACCAGACGCCGTTTTCCTTCATGGAACTGCTGATGGCGGACCTGATGTTGTCGGGCGGTTTCTTCGCCTATGTCAGCCGGGGTCCGGCCGGGCGCGAACGGGCGCTGACCCGGTTGACGCCGGGCACGGTGAGTATCGCCGAGCATTTCGACCGGATGGATGGCAAGACGCTGTTCTACGATGCGACCCTGCCGGATGGCACGCGCGAGCGGTTTCCGGCGCGGGACATCCTGCACATCCCCGGGTTCAGCCGCGACGGGATCAACGGTCTGAACCCGGTGCGCTATGCGCGGGATGCCCTGGGCGCTTCGATCGCAACCAGCGAGCACGCGGCCCGGTTCTGGTCGAAGGGCGGCAAGCCCTCGACGGTGCTGACGACCGAGCAAAAGGTCGGGCCGGAAGACAAGGTGCGGATCCGGACGGATTGGGAACGGCTGCACGCCGGACATGACGGAAGCCGCGTCGCGGTTCTGGACCAGGACCTGAAAGCGCAGTTCCTGAGCCATGACATGAAGGCCAGCCAGTTCCTGGAGACACGCCAGTTCCAGGTGGTCGACCTGGCGCGGATCTGGGGCGTGCCACCGCACCTGATCTTCGACCTGTCGCGGTCGACCAACAACAACATTGAGCACCAGTCACTGGAGTTCGTGATCTATCACCTCGGACCGCACTACACGCGTGTCGCTCAGGCGATCACCAAGGCTCTCGCGCGGCCCGGGTTCTACTACGAGCACCTGACCGACGCGCTGGTCCGGGGCGATCTCAAGAGCCGGATGGAGGCCTACTGGCAACAGCGCCAGATGGGGATGCTGAACGGCAACGAACTGCGCGCCAAGGAAAACCTGGGCGACATCGCGGGACCGGCGGGCACGGATTACTGGCGCCCGTCGAACATGGAAATCGCAGGCGCCGCAGCGCAAGGAGGCGACAGTGACGAATGACCTGAATGCGCTGGTCGCGGCAATCCGCGCCCAGCCCTGGGCGATCATGCCCGAGTACCTGGAGGCGATCGAGGCGATCGCTGTCCGCGCCTTCGACGAGGATGTGCTGGCCCGCGTCGCCGGGGACGGGCACGAGGCCCACCTGGAACAGGCCCGCACGGCGGTTGCCGCGATGGGGCGGCCGATGGAAGGTGCGTCGATCTCGATGCTGCGCGGCAACGTGGCCATGGTGCCGATGATCGGGACGATCTTCCCGCGCGCTTCGATGGTCGGGGCCTCGACCGGGGGAACGGACCTGGCGACGATCATGCGCGACATGCGCGTGGCCTGGGCCAACGAGGATGTCGAGCGGATCGTCATGCTGGTGGACAGCCCCGGCGGTGTCGTCTCGGGCCTTGGCGAGGCGGCGGAAACACTGCGCGCCTCGCCAAAGCCGATCACCGCCTTTGTCACCGGCTTTGCGGCCTCGGCGGCCTACTGGCTGGCAAGCCAGGCGGGCGCGATCGTCATGGACCGGTCTGCGGCCGTGGGCTCGATCGGCGTGATCGCCTCCACGACCCGGCAGGAGGCGCCGGACGGGAATGGCCGTCGCGGCTACGAGATCGTCAGCAGCGGGGCGCCGTTGAAGCGCCCGGACCCCAGCACCGAGGAAGGCCGTGCCGCGATCCAGACACAGGTCGATGCGATCGAAAGCGTCTTTGTCGATGACGTCGCCGCGGGGCGCGGGGTCAGCGCGGCGCGGGTTCGCGCGGACTTCGGGCGGGGCGCGATGGTCGATGCGGCCGGGGCGATCTCTGCGGGTATGGCGGACCGGATCGGCACGCTGGAGGCGGAACTTGGACAGGACACCGGGCGCACCCGGAGCACACGACCGGGGCGGCGTGCGAGGGCCGCTGCCGATATTGAAACGCGGCGGCGCGCCGCAGAAAGGAGCCAGTGATGGATCGTATCCTTGAACTGAGAAACCGCCGTGCGGAGCTTCTCGAACAGATGGAGGCGCTTGTTGCCTTCGAACCGGCCGAGGGCGGGGACGACTGGAGCGATGAGCAGCAGGCGAAGCTGGACGCCCTGAAGGACGAGGATGACAAGTTGGCGGCGGAACTGTCCCGGCTGGAAGACCTGGAACGCCGCCGCGCGGCCAGCGCGCAGCCGGCGCAGCCGCTGCCCGGTGGCAATGGCGCCGGGCAGGGGGCCACGACCCCCGCGCAGGCGCGCGAACCCGGGCTTGCCTTTGCCCGCATGGCGCGGACCGTCGCGGCGGCGGGCGGCATTCCCTATGTCGCTCAGCAGATCGCAGAGGCCAACGGTGACAGCGGTCTCTTTGCCAACCAGTCGATGGGCACCGGGGCCGAAGGTGGTTTCCTGGTGCCCGAGGACGTGTCCTCGGAGGTCATCGAATTGCTGCGCCCGCGCAGCGTCGTCACCGCCATGAACCCGCGCAGGGTGCCGCTGCCCAGCGGCAACATGACCATGAACCGCCGTGCGACCGGGGCGACCTTCGGCTACGGGGGCGAACAGACCGACGCTCCGGCCACCGGCGTCACCTTCGGCCAGGTGCGGCTGTCGGCCAAGAAGCTGCGCGGCATCATCCCGATGTCGAACGACCTGCTGCGGACCGCGTCCACGACGGTTGACCGGCTGATCCGCGACGACGCGGTCGAGGACGCGGCGCAGATCCAGGACCGGTATTTCCTGCGCGGAGCGGGTACGGAATATGCGCCGAAGGGCCTCCGCTTCCAGATGGTGGGCACGAATTATGCGACCACGCATATCCTGACCATGACCGCCTCGCCCGACCTGCAGAAGGTGACCAATGACCTGGGTCGCCTGGAACTGGCCCTGGGCAATGCCAATGTCAGCCACCGCGGCGCGCACTGGGTCATGTCGCCGCGCACGGAACAGTACCTGACCGACCTGCGTGACGGGAATGGCAACAAGGCCTTCCCGGAGATGAGCGAGGGCATGCTGCGCAAGAAGCCTGTCCATGTCACGACCGAGATCCCGGACAACCTGGGCGGCGGCACGGAATCGGAAATCGGGCTTGTGCATCCGTCGCATGTCATCATCGGCGAGCACATGGGCATCGAAATCGCCATGTCGACCGAGGCGGCCTACAAGGATGCCAATGGCACCATGCAGGCGGCTTTCTCGCGCGACGAGACGCTGCTGCGGATGATCATGCAGCATGACATCGGCTTGCGTCACCTGCCCGCCGTGGCCTGGCTGACGGGCGTCACCTGGGGCGCCTGATCCGGCCCTGATCCCCTGACCGAAACGAGCGGGCCAAGCGGCCCGTTTTTCATTTCTGGAGAAACGACATGAGCATGCAACTGCGCCAAATCGGTGACCTGGTGAAGGTGGTTCGCGCCGTCGCCAACATCGCCGCGACCGCCGGCGGGACCGGCGATGACACCGAGGTCGAGGGCACGATCTTCGACCGGGCCGCGATGGGTCATCCCTCGACCGCCGTGCTGGCCGTGCCCTACACCGCCACGCTGGCGGAGGGGGAGACCCTGACCATCGACTACACGGTCCAGGAGGGCGACGAATCCGATCTCGCCGACGCGGCCACGTTGAAGACCGGCAGCGTCGTGGTGGCCACCGGCGGCTCCGGTGGCAGCACCGAGACGGGGTGCCTTGAGGTCGACCTGAAGACCATCGCGGGCGGGCGCTACAACCGGGTTGACCTGACCCCGGGTCTCAGCGCCGCCAACACCGACACCGCCGCGCTTTCGGCGGTCCTGGTCTATGCGGGCATGGACCGCTTGCCGCAATGAAGGTGGTTCGTTTCGTGAAGACCTACCGCATGTACCAGTCCGGCGAACGGGCTGGTTTCCCGGAGGCCGAAGCCGATGCCCTGATCAGGCAGGGCTTCGCGGTGGATCCCGAAATGGCGACTGCCTTGCAAGAGACGGCGGATGCACAAGCGGCGGACGCCGCGCAGCTGCGCCGCGAGGCGGTGGCCGATGCAATCGAGCAGGTGGGCGAGGGGGATTACACCAAGTCCGGCAAGCCCGATGTCGATGCGATCAACCGGCTGATGCCCGAGGGTGCCGCGCCGGTCAGCGCCGATGAGCGTGATGCCGTCTGGACAGAGCTGCAGGCGGGTTGACGGACATGCGGCTGACCCTTGTGACCGAGCCGTCCGAACCCGCCATCGGGGTCGATGACGTCAAGGCGGTCCTGTCCCTCCATCACGGCGACCATGATGCCATGATCGAGGGGCTGATCGGTGCGGTCACCCGCTATCTGGATGGCCCGGGCGGGATCCTTGGCCGGGCCATCGTCAACCAGGTCTGGCGGTTGGAGCTGGAGAGCTGGCCCGACCGGATCGTCCTTCCGGTCGAGCCTGTCGCCTCGATCGAGATCACCTGGTTCGACGCCGAAGACGTGGAACAGACGCTGGGCTCCGAGGCGTTCGAGATCATCGAGAGCGGCCCGGCGGCGCGTCCGGTCGTGGCCTGGAATGCCGGCGTGACGCTGCCCGGGTTGGGCGCGCGCATGTTCCCGGTGCGCGTCGCGATCACCGCAGGGGCGGCGGATGGGGCCTCCGTGGACGACGGACTGCGACAGGCCATGAGCCTGCTGGCCGCCTATTGGTACGAGAACCGGGGCGCGGTCAGCGCCGGGCAGGCGCAGGAAATTCCCTTCGGGATCTCGGCCATGCTCGCGCGCTACCGGGTGATGCTGTGAAGCCCTCGCGCCGGGGCGGCGCGGCCCTGTCACAGCGCGTGGCCTTCGATGAACCCGCTGGCTCGGATGACGGCTACGGCGGCAAGACCCCGGACTGGGCAGAGCGGTTCCGCTGCGATACCGAGATGCGCCACATGGGCGGGGCCGAGGCGGTGCGTGCGGCGCGCGAGGCGGCGGTGCGGACCTTCAAGGTGCGCGTGCCCGCCTGTTCCGACCTGGACGGGCTGACCGAGGCCTGGCGGATGCGCGATGTCCGGCGCGGCGATGCCTACAACGTGCGGGACGTGGACAGGATCACGGATCGCAACTGGATCTGGCTGGTGGCCGAGGGGCCGCTGGCGAAACAAGGCTGAGCATCGAAAGGAAGTGCGATGACACTCAAGGCAGAACTGCGGGTCCGGCTGGAAGCGACCCAGACCGGTGAAAGCGATTTCGGCAGCGTGTCCTTCACGCCGCTGATGCAACTCGCCCAGGCGCTGGCGGATGGAACCGGGGCCAACCAGGCGGATGTGCTGTGGATGGACGAGCGCCCCGTTGCGGACGGGGCCAACGACGATCTCGACCTGTCGGGGGCGCTGACCGACGTCTTCGGCAACTCGGTCAACATGGCGGAGGTGGTTGCGATCTTCATCATCAACGCGCCGCGCAGTGGCAGCGCGAACACCACGGACCTGACCATCGGCGGCGCGACCAATGCCTTCGAGGGGTTCCTTGGCGGGACATCCCCGACCATCGGTCCGATCAAGCCCGGCGGGTTCCTTGCCATCGGTGCGGGGGATGCTGCCGGGATCGGCGCGGTCACCGGCGGCAGTGAGGACGAGCTGCGGATCGCCAATAGCGCGGGCGCGGCGGCGACCTACCAGGTCGCGATCATCGGCCGGTCGGCATAACCGGAGGGTCTGCGCCGTGTCGGTCAAGATGAAGGTCGATGGGTTCCGCGAGATAGAAAAGGCTCTCGCGGATCTGCCGCGCGGCACGGCCAAGAGCGTTGTGCGCCGCGCGATGAAGAAAGAACTGACGCCGATCGCGAACATGGCGAACGCGCTCTGGCCCGGGAGCGATGACGATGTGTTCCGGATCAGCCCGAAGGTCTCGCGCTCGCAGAAGGGCGACAGCAAGGCACTCACAGGGGCCTCGATCGTCAACATGTTCGTGGGGGCGAACAAGGCGCCGGCTGTCGGGGCACCTCATGCCCACCTGATCGAGTTCGGCACCGGTCCGCGCAGCCACGAAAGCGGCAAGTTTGTCGGCGCCGTCTCGCCCCAGCCGATGCTGCAGCCCGCGTGGGACGCCCACAGCCTGGGCCTGCTGGAAGGGCTGGGCGCGCGGATCTGGGACGAGATTGCCAAGACGCTGGCGCGGCGCGCGAAGAAGGCGGCAAAGGGGAAATGATGGAAGAACACCTGCAGGCCCTTCTGGACGCGGCGCTGTCCTTTCCGGTGGCCTGGGGGAACATGGGGCGTGGCGTTTCGACGCCGCGGGCCTCGGTCTACCGCGTGGGCGGTCTGCGGGACATGACCCTGCAAGGCCCGGGCCTGATGCTTGGGCGGCTGCAGGTGGACTGCTACGGCAAGACATTTGCCGAGGCGGACGCGGCGCGGAAAGAGGTCTGCGCCACCCTGGAGGATTACGCCGGCGGGCCAGTCCAGGGTGTGTTCCTTGAGGCGATCCGCGACGGATTCGAAGGCGACGCGCAGCTCTTGCAGCGCGTCTCGCTGACCTTCTCGGTGACCTACCGGGACTGACGCCGGGCGCCCGGCAATCACACATCGCTGAACAAAGGAGATCGCTATGGCGACCAAGCAGCGCATTGTCAAAGGGGCCACCAGCAAGTGGGGCACCGATGGCAACACCTACACCGACATTCCCGAATGCAAGGGGCTGGCGGTGCCGGTGGTCGAACCGGAATACCTGGATGCCACGCATCTGCAGAGCCCGGGCAAGTTCCGTGAATACATCCAGGGACTGATGGACGCCGGTGCGATCGAGATCCCCTGCGGCTATTCCAGCGATGGCTACGACGCCGCGCATGGCTACCTGATGAACGGGACGCTGATCTACTTCCAGACCACCATGCCGCTGGAAACCGGGCAGAGCACGGGCGACGTGTTCAGCTTCACCGGCTTCGTCAACCCGAAGCTGGAAACCAATGACGTCGGTGCGATCATCGGCATGGCGCTGGGGATCCGGATCACCGGCCAGCCGACCTTCACGAAGGGGAGCTGATCATGATTTCCTCTCATCACGTCGAGGTTGGCGGCAAGACCTACAGCCTGAAACTGGGCACCGGCGCCATGATGCGCCTGGAATCCACGCGCGGCGTCTCGATTTCCAAGTTGCTGGCGCAGTTGCAGGGAGATCCCGGCGTCCGCGATTTCGTGGCGGTCATGGCCGAGGTCATGAACGACGGTGCCGGTGCCACGCAGGAAGAGGCCGTGGAGCTGATCGACATGCTGGGGTTCGACGCGGCGGGCCTGGCGATTGGCAAGGCCTCTGAGTTGGCCTTTCCCGAAGCCGCCCAGGATGACGACGCATCGGGAAACGCGACGGGGGCGGGTCAGGCCGGATAGACTGGGCCGCCCTTTTCGAGAACTGGAGGCTGGCCGGCGAGGACCCGGCCAGCTTCGGACAGTGGAGCCTGCGCGAGATGCAGGTGATCTTCGCGGGCGGCCAGCGCCGCGACCAGCGCATGGCCTGGCTGGCGGCAAGCTGGAACGCCTATGCCGTTCATAAACCAGAGAAGATGCCGGAGGATCCCGGCGTGCCGGAGCGTCCGGCCTCGACCGAGGCGGATGTCGTCTACGCGCGCGCCTGGATGAAGGCGATGGCAGGAGCACATCATGGCGATTGAAATCGGCGTTCTGCGCGCGCTGCTGTCGCTCGACAGCGCGGCCTTCGACAAGGGGACCAAGCGCGCCAAGGCGAGCATGGGTGGGCTGCAGCATTCCCTGAGTGCGGCGGCGGACAGCATGGGCCGCGTCGGGCGCAAGCTGACAACGCGGGTGACCCTGCCGCTGGTGGGCATTGCCGGTGCCGCGGTCAAGTCCTCGCTGGCGACGGTCGATGCCCAGAGCAAGATGGCGCAGAGCCTCGGGACTTCGACCAGGTCGATCCAGATCCTGACGCGGGCGGCGGACCGGGCGGGGATCTCGACGGGCGAGCTGGAACAGATCAGCCGCCAGTTGACCAAACGCCTGTCCGAGGCGGCGGCAGGGGGCGGGCCGGCGGCCAAGGCGCTGGACCGGCTGGGGATCAGCGTGTCCGACCTGGCCGACATGGATCTCGACCAGAAGATCCTCAAGATCAACAAGGCGATCGAGGACAACGTGCCGGCGGCGGAACGCGCGGCGATCGCCACGGCCATCTTCGGGTCGCGGGCCGGGCTGGTGGCCGGGCGGCTGGATCCGGCGACGATCGCGGCGGCGGCCGAGGAGATGGAGAAATTCGGCGTCACGGTGACCGAGCTGGAGGCCGACCGGATCGAAGAGGCCAACGACGCGATTTCCGCGCTGGGGCTGGTGTCGCGCGGCCTGGGCAACCAGCTTGCGGTCGCGCTGGCGCCGGTTCTGAAGAGCATCGCCGAGACGCTGGCGGATTGGGCGGCAAAGTTCTCGCGGCTGGAACCGCGCACGCAGGCCATCGTCGCGGGTGTCGCGGCCTTTGCCGCTGCCGCCGGGCCGCTGGCCCTTGGGTTGGGGTTCGTGGCGACTGGCCTTGCCGCGCTGGCCTCGCCGATCGGACTGGTGGTCGTGGGGCTGGCGGCGGTGGCCGGGGCGGCGGCCTATGTCGTGGCGAACTGGGACGAGATCCAGCGGGACTACCCGGCCACGGCAAGCGCGCTGGAGAAGGTCGGCGCGGCGGGCCTCAAGATCGGCGAGGGCTGGGCGGATGCCATCAAGCGGATGCTGGGGGCGACCGAGGCGGCGCTGACCTCGGGGGTCAAGGTTTATGACGGGCTGGTCAAGGGCGACTTCGCGAGCGTCTTCGAAGGCCTCAAGGGCATCGTGTCGGCCGCGATCGAGAGCGCGATCGCGAACCTCGATCTCTTCACGCTGGGTGGCGCGTCACGGATCCGCGATGGCCTGACCCAGATCTACAACGTGGTGACGGAGAACGGCCCGGACATGGTCCGGCAGGGCAAGTTGATCGTGGAATGGATCAAGGCCGGGATCGAAACCTGGCTGCACAAGATCGGCGATGCGATGTCCGGGTTCGCGGCGGACATCGTGGCCGAGATCAAGGCCGCGGCAACCGGCGTGGTCGAGGCGGCGAAGAAGCTGGGCCGCGACCTGATCATGGGGATCCCCGCCGGGATCGCGGAGAAGATCGGCGAGGTGCAGGAAAGCGTCCGGGCCGCGGTCAACAGCCTGTTCGGTGTCGCCAAGAAAGAGGCCCGGGTCGAGTCACCCTCCAAGCGCTTCATGGAATTTGGCCGGTTCCTGATGGACGGGGTGCGGATCGGGATCGACGAAAAGGCCCCGGAGGCGGCAGACGCGGCGGGCCGCGCCGCCGAAGCCGCCGCCAAGGCGTTCGAAGAGGTCAGCGGCAAGGCGAAACTGCCCAGCGGTGTCGAGAGCGCAATCGGCACCCTGTCGAATGCGATGGGGCAGGCCGCGAGTTCGGCCCAGTCGATGGGCGAGGCGGTCAGGGGCGCCTTCCGGCAGATCGCCTCGCAATGGGTTTCGAGCGGGATCAACTCGATCCTGACCAGCCTGGCCGGGTTCCTGTTCCAGGGCTTCGGCGGCGGCGGTTTGCTGGGCGAGATATTCGGCGGGTTCAAGGGTTTCTTCGCGGACGGTGGGGTGCTGGGCGCCGGTCAGTGGGGGATCGCGGGCGAGGCTGGGCCGGAGCCGGTGGTTGGTCCTGCCCGGATCATTCCGAACCACGCCCTGGGTGGTGGCCCCATGACCTTCAACATCGACGCACGCGGCGCACAGCAGGGCGTCGGGGACGAGATCGCCATGAGCCTGCGCGCCGAGATCCGCCGCCTGCGCGCCGACGTGCCCGGTATGGCGGTTTCCGCCGTGAAGATCACCAACAGCGAGACACCGCTTTGACCAATGTCTATGCCTTCCCGCCGGTGGCGATCACCGGCTGGCAATGGGACGTGGAAGATCCGGTGGCGGTCTCGCGGTCCCTTCTCGACGGTGGCCGCTATGTCACGACATCCGGTCCGCGCCGGATCGTGGCGCGGGCGCGGGTTTCCGCGCTTGGCCGGGGCCGATCCGGTGCGGGCTACATGCAGGTGTTGCGCCGCCTGCTGAACGGTGGCGAGAACCTGGTGCGCCTCTATTCCTGGCCGGTCAACTTCTGGCTCGATGACCACGACCTTGCCGCCCTGCGGCGCGGCGAGGTGATCACCTGGGCGGACGGGGGCGTGGTCATCCCCTGGGCCGATGGCGGGTCGCAGGTGGTCTGGCTCGACGGCGCCTATGTCACCGGCACGACCGGGACGGACAGCGAGGGGTTCGCGACCATCGCGCTCTCCGGTCTTCCTTCCTCCAGGCTCTGCGTGCGGCCCGGCGATTTCCTGACGATCTACGACGCGGTGGCGGACACGACCGGCGAAACGATCATGGTCATGAGCGAGGGCACGACCGACGCCAATGGCGACGTGACCGTGCGCCTGATCGAGGCACCCAGTACCGGCCACAGCGGCAACCGCGTCAGTGTCGGCACCAGCGAAACGGCGGTCTTCGAGGTGACGGATATGCCGCCCATGCAACAGACGATTTCCGGCGACTGGACGGTGACCTGGGCATTCCGGCAGGTCTTCACGGACGAGGTGCCGGGCGGATTTACGGAGGTGAACCCGTGGAGCTGACGATTGGCAGCGCGCTTTATGCCGAGGTGTCCAAGCGGTTCTTTCACCCGGCGTTCCTGGCCTTCATCGACTGGCCAGGCGATCCGGTCTACGCGCACGGCGGGCGGGGACCGCTGTCCTGGGATGGGCAGACATGGCTGGGCGTCCAGGGGATCGCGGCCATGCAACTGCCCGAGCAATCCGAGGGCATGGCCCAGCGGATCGCCGAACTGACCCTGGTGGGCGTGCCGGCCGATCTGACGGACCACCTGAGCGCCGATGCGCGCGGCGCCGCGGTCGAGATCTACCTTGGCGCCTACACGACGCGCGAAGGCGTGGCGCTGGTGGGGGATCCGGTCCTGTTCTTCTCGGGCGTCGTCGATGGTCGGGCGCAGATGATCGAGGCCACCAAAGCGGGGCAGGTGCGGGCGCTCAAGATACAGGTCCGCACGGGCCCGTCACAGCGGTCTGTCGGTGTCGGCTACATCACCCGCGAAAGCCGATCGGTTGACTATCCAGACGATACGCTTTTGCGCCACGCGGCGGGGGCCGAGGCCTTTGGCCGGGACGGCGGTCTGTTGAGATGATGCAGGTCCTGCCGATCTTCGCCCGCCCCTTTGCCTGGGGCGCTGTGGACTGCTGCCTTGCCGCCTCTGACGCCTTCCGGGCCGTGCATGGCGTGGACCCCATGCGGGGCATCCGGGGCACCTATGACAGCCTGTGGGGCGCCCTGCGGGTGATCCGCGCGCGCGGCGGGTTCGAGCGCATGGCGCAGGACCAGGCGGCGGCGGCTGGCCTTCTGCCGGGGCAGGGCGCGCCGGGGGAGATCGGCTTTGTCGCCCCCGAGGACGTGCCCCTGACCGGGGGCGGGCTGGCATTCTGCGGCGCGCCCGGGGTGTGGTGGATGAAATCCGAAACCGGGCTTGTCTCAGTCGGGCGGGTTGCCGCCAGTTGGAGGGTCTGATGGCAACGGCACTGTCTGGCGCATTGCTTGCGGCGGGGGCATCCTCCGGCGTGGCGCTTTCATCGGGCATCATTGTCGCCACTGTCGGCGGCGCGGCTATCAAGCTTGGACTTGGCGCGCTGGTGGCCTCTGCGGCGGCGCAGGCGCGCCTGCCGGACCAGCCGAGTATGCGCCGGGCGCTTGAGGTCGCGCGGCGCCTCGTGGTCAACCGGACAGCCTATGGTCGGTCGCTGGTGGTCGGGTCGCCGCTGCGCCCTTACAAGGTCACCCGCCAGGTCTATGGCTGCATGATCCTGAACAACCGCCCCAGCGCGGGCGGGGAGATTTTCACATACACGGACAGTCGCCCGTCCCCCGCTGCATCGGAGCCTTGGGGGGACAGCAACCAATTCACGCAAGATGATGTGTACGACTTCGCCGGCGAAGGCTTTGCGCCGCAGCCCGACCCTTTCGTCGGCTTCGAGGGCGATCCCGGTGGGTTCGACTTCTTCCGGATCTGGATCGGGAAAGGGGACCAGACCAGCCCGCCCGACCGCATCCTGTCCGAGGCAGGCAGTGTGTTCACGGAGAACGACGGCGGCGAGGGCCTGACCGTCCTCTGGTATCGGCTGGACCTGGGCGACGACAACGAGAAGTACTACAGGCGCTGGCCGTCCATGCCGCGCGCAGCGCCGTCCATCGAGGTGCTGATGGACACCAGCAAGGTCTGGGACCCGCGCGACGGCACGCAGGACCCTGACGACCCGTCTACATGGAAGTTTTCCAAGAACCAGGCCCTGATCACTCTGGATGCGCTTTTGAACAACCCGGTTGCACCTTTCAGCCGGTCGCAGATCGACACGGCCAGTTTCGAGGACGGCGCCGACATTGCTGATGAGGCGGTGGCCCTGAAGCGTGGTGGGACAGAAGCCCGGTACGAGGTCGCGGGCACGATCCAATGGACCAACAGCGAGATCTTCTCGCAGATCGAGCCATTGGCCCGCGCGGGCGGTGGGCGGCTGGTCGATATTGGCGGGCGCATCGGCTACGCGCCGGGCGCCTGGACCGCGCCGGTCTACACGCTTTCCAAGGTCCTGGACGGGCGGGTCCTGTCCTTCTCGAACATGAAACTGTCCCGCAACGTGCCGACCGCGATGCAGGCCAACTTCACCAACCCCGACAACGGTTTCGAACAGGACAGCCTGCCGCCCCTGGCGGTGGCCAGCGGGGGCGGCGCGGACGCCAGTCTTGACGGAAGCCTGATCGACAGCGCGACCCGCGCGGCCCGGGTGCAGAAGATCGAGGCGGCCCGGCGCGCGGCCCAGAAGGTGCTGACCCTTGAGGCGCCTTCGGACGCGATAAAGTGCGTGCCCTGGTCCAACGTCACGGTGGATCTGCCGGGGCTGGAGGACATGGACGGCGTGATGCGTGTCACCAGCACCGACCCGGCCCTCTTCCTGCGCGAAGAAGGCGGTGCCGCGATGCGCTGTCCGATGGCCCTGGAGGAGCATTCGGAGGCCATGTACGACTGGTCGGTCGATGACGAGCCGGAAACGCTGTTCAGCGTCGAAAGCGACGTCACAACGGCGGGCGAGGTGAGTTTTACCGGCGTGGCTCCGGCCTCCGAAAACCTGACGCAGGTCGCGATCTACCGGGCCGCCACCGGCGGCGCCTTCACCGATGCCAGCTTGATCGGCACGGCGACCGCCGTCGATGATGACCTGGGCTTCACGGTGACGGCCACGACCGGCGCGGGCTCGGCGGATTTCTACGTTGCGCCGCTGGACGACGCGGGCGCGGTTCTCGGGACGCCGAGCGGCCCCTACTCCCTGACAATTTCCTGAAGAGGGTCATGACATGACGTTCACTCTCCCGGTCACGGACAACGTGGTCGAGCGCTCCGCCTTCGAGGCGGCAATGGACAGCATCATCGGGAGCGTGGTCTCTGCCGTGTCTGTCGGATACCCGCCCTATGCCGACACCACGGCAGGCCTTGCGGCGACCGATGACGGCGACGGGTTTTCGGTCTTCGGTGCGAGCGGCTTCACGCTTTACCTGAATGACGGCGGCGCCGCGTCCGCGCTTGGGACGTACCCGCTTTCGACGGTCACGGATGCAATTTCCGCCAAACAGCCGGATTGGGTCTATGCCACCCCGGCGGCGGTGAAGGCCAGCACGGACAGCCTGACCGAGGGCCAGACGATCCAGACCAAGACCGGGTTCCACTATACCGTTGCCGCGTCCGGTGCGACGGACCACCACCTGACCACCGCGGGCGGCGACAAGCTTTATGTGGGGCGGGTCGGTGGGGCCTGGCACTTCGATGCATGGGCGCCGAACAATGACGGGTCCACCAGCGACCTGGCGCTGTTCCAATCCGCT